TCAAATTTATGGTAAGTTATTTTTATGAAAATAGAGAAGGTGTTAATGTACCTTTAACGAATACAGCAAGTGATATTAAACCTCCTACAGCAGTAAAGAGTTTATTAACTAGATACAGAATTAATGTCTTTGGATAATTCGATTATATTACTTCCTATATGGAAGGGAAAAGAGATTACTAGATTATGTTTAGATAATTTAGCAAGGCTTAAAGATATTTATGGATTTGAAGTTATGTGTGTAGTATCTGAATCATGGGCAAAATTTGATGCTTTTGATAGAGGTTTTAAATGGGTAGAAGTACCTAATGATGATTTAGGGCATAAAATGAATGTAGGAGTAGAGGCTGTAATGAAATTTGGATATGATTATATGATTAATTTAGGCTCAGATGACATTATAGACGAAAGGTTATTTGAAATTTATAAACCATATTTTGAGAAAAGAACACCTATGTTTGGAATTACTAAAGCTACATTTATAGATACAGTTTCTAATGAGTGTAAAGTATGTGATTATCAAATATTAATTGGAGCAGGTAGAGCTATTAGAACTGATTTAATAGAGCAATTTGTAATGAGAGATGGAAAGTCTATAATGTATGATAAAGGCATTAATAGAGGCTTAGATATGAATAGTATGAAAAAGTTTAAATGCAGTCATACAGAAATAGAAACTGAGGATCATTTAATTATAGATTTAAAGAGTAATAAAAATATATGGACTTTCGACAATATCGGAGGTACAGAATGTAGTTTTGATTCTGCTACAAAGAATTTAGATACTGAGTTAATAGATGAAATTTTAGAGCTATGAGAGCGGGCAAATTAGATAGACGTATAGTAATACAATCTAAAGCAGTTGTAATAGATGCTTATGGAGAGCGTACAAACACATGGAGTACTTTTTTATCTACATGGAGTATGGCTGTTCAAAAGGATGGCAGAGAACAAACAGCAGATAATAATAGGAGTACAGATAGAGTAGTACATTTTAGAGTACGATATAACAGTACAATTACTAGAGAGATGAGAGTAATTTGGGAAGGTTTATATTATAAGATAGAAGATTTAAAAGAGTTAGGTAGAGAGGATGGATTAATAATACAATGTAGTTTATTATCACAAACATAATGGCAAAACAAAAACCTTTAAAATTTCACAATTTCAAAAACTTAGATAGAGTTTTATCTAGGATAGAGAAAGACGCAGGAGAGAAAATTATCTACTCAGCATTAAATAGTGCAGCTACTAAAGTAAAAAATAGAGTAAAAGCAGATGTGCCAGTAAGTGAGTTTCACAATAAAACTTTTAATAGCAAAAATAGCGGAAAACATACAGTAGCTAGAGGAGATTTAAAAGAATCTGTTTTTAAGGGATTAAGAAAAAAATTAGATAAACAAAGTAGAAGCTCATTTAGTGCTTATGTAGGATTTGGAGAGGCATGGTCGCATTTTGTATATTCTAATCATCCTACTAATGCTTTTGGATTTAGAGGAGGTTATGGTCCTAGACTAGCTAAAAGTGTAAACAATGGTAGAGCAGAATTTGTAAGTATAATGGGTGTAAAATTATCTAATAAAATAGTAAAAAGAGCACAGGATCAAATTAATAGGTTATGATAGGAGATGTAATAAATAGTTTGTTAACAAATGATGCTACAGTATCAGCTTTAGTATCTACTAGGATTTATCCTAATATTGCTATAGCTAATGTGGTTTATCCTTATATTGTTTATGAGCAAACAGGAAACAATCCTCAAAATGATAAAGATGGACCTAGCACATTAGATACATTAACTTACAATATAGAAATTTATACAGAAACTTTAGCAGAATCTAACACTTTAGGAGTAGCAGTAAGAAATGTATTAGATAGATATTCTGGAACAGTAAACACAAAAGTAATTCAATCAGTTAAATATAATAATGAAAACAGCGGATATAGTGATGATATGGGTAGAGTGCATTTAAAGATGCAGAGCTATGATTTTAGATACTTATTCCCATTAACATAATAGATATGAAAGTAAGATTAATAAAGAGGTATAAACTACAGCATTTATACAAAGAGAAAGGAACAATTTTAACATTAACAACTTCATTTGCAGAGCAATTAATTAAAAAAGGTATTGCAGAAGATTTAGAGATTAAAGAGGTTGTAAAAAAAGAGTCTAAAAAAGACTTAAATTTACCAAAAGATAATATAATTATAAACGACTCTAAGGAGTCAAACAAAAATAAATAAAAATGGCAACAGTGGATGTAGCAAACGGTACGATTTTCGGATTGTTTATCGGTGGAACGTTAATAGGTAATGGAACTTCACACTCTTTTAGTAGAGCAATGGAAACTCGTGATAAAACAAGTAAAGATAGTGGAGGATTTTCTGAATCATTAGAAGGACTTCAATCATGGGAAGGAAGTGGAGATTTTTGGTTTGCACAAGATGCAGCCTATGGAGTAGATGATTTAGATGCAGCAATTGCAGCTAGAGTAGCAGTAGTAATTAGATTTGCTAGTGCAGTAAGTGGAGATAAATACTACAATGGTAATGTATTTTTAACTGAGTTATCAGTAGAAGCAGGAACAGAGGAAAGCATGAGTTATTCTCTTTCTTATACTGGTACAGGAGTATTAAACTACACTACTTTAACATAAGTCTAATAATAAAGATAATATATGAAAATCACTATCACAGGTAAAGAGTATAATTTCGAGTATAATAATCTATCACTATTTAAGGTAGAGAAAGAGTTAGGAATAGGTATTATTGACTTAGTATCTAATCCTAAAAACTTAGAAAAAATGCACGTAGCAACTACATTAGTTTGGTGTGGAATTACAGATGAGATTACTTTGGATGACTTTGCAATGGCTATTAATTTAAGTGATTTACAACCTGCTTTAGAAATTGTAGGAGGTCTAATTACAGATGCTTTTGATACAGGAGAGAAAGAGGTAAAAAAAAAGTAGGTAGTGAAAGTAATAAATGGTGTTGGGTAGAAACTCAAAAATTTGCTTATGGTTTTTTAGGATTAAAGCCAAAGGAGTTTTGGGAATTACAGCCAAAGGACGTTATTTTAATGCAAAAAGGCTTTGAACAAAAGAGGGAATATGATTTTCAGCTTCACGTTCAGAGCCTTCGTGTTTTAAGGATGAATGGTTTTTTAAGTAATACATTTAAAAAAGGAGTTAAGCCTATAGATTTATATCCTTTACCATTAGACAATGAGAGTATAGGAGAAAAGGTAGAGATTACACAGGATCAAATAAAAGAGTTTCAAACTAAATTTAGTAGAGCTATTCCTAAAGAGGAAAAATTTAGTAGAGAGGAGTTTTTAAAGAAAATAAATAAGAAATAATGGCTAAAAGTAATAGTAGTATATGGGTAAGTTTAGGACTTAATACAGACCTTTTTAAGAAAGGTATTAAGGGAGCTAAAGGCTCTATGTCATCTTTAAAAGGTGGATTAAATGCTTTATCTCCTGTAAGTTTAGGAGTAGCAGGAGCATTAGCAGGAATAGGTTTAGCTGTAGGTAATGCTGTTAAGACATTTAAGGAATTTGAGAAAGCTAATAGTGAATTAGAGGCTGTATTAGGTGCTTCTGAATCAGAAATGAGCCTATTAAGTGAGCAAGCAAAAATATTAGGATCAACTACAGCGTTTACAGCATCACAAGTTACGGAGCTACAAACATCTCTATCAAAATTAGGCTTTGATAGTTCAGAGATACAAAATATGACTGCTAGTACATTAGCAGCAGCAGCAGCATTAGGAAGTGATTTAGGAGAGCAGGCAACATTAACAGGAGCTACTTTAAAATCTTTTGGATTAGATAGTTCAGAAGCAGCTAGAGTTAATGATGTATTAGCTAAATCTGCTGCAAGTTCAGCTTTAGATTTTGGTAAATTATCGGTTGCTTTACCAATAGTAGGAGCAGTAGCAAAAGCTACAGGATTAAGTTTAGAACGTACTACAGCAATACTAGGTACTTTAACTAATAATGGATTAGATGCTTCTAGTAGTGCTACAGCATTAAGAAATATATTGATAAAGTTAAAAGAGAAAGGTTTAACTTGGAATCAAGCTATGGAGCAAATTAACAACTCTACAGATAAAACAAAAACCTCTTTTGATTTATTCGGCAAAACATCTACAGCAGCAGGAGTTATTTTAGCAAAGCAAGGAACAACATTAAACCAATTAACAACCTCTTTAAATAAAGCAGATGGAGCAGCACAAGATATGGCAGATACTATGCTTAATAATCTTAGTGGAGATGTTACAAAAGCTAATTCAGCATGGGAGGGTTTTGTATTAGATTTAGAAGATGGTAATGGCAGGATAGCTGTAGCCATGAGAAGTATAGTACAATCATTTACTGGAATGTTAGAAACATTTAAAGAGGATGATATAGCAGATAGTTTAGGTTTAAGTAGGGGATTGTTTCAAGAGTTAGGAGCTACAGAGCAGGCATTAGTAGATTTATCAGCTAGTACAGGTAGTTTAGCATCTAAATTTGCTAGTGGCAAGACTAGTATTGCTCAATTTATGACTCAAACTATTGCATTAAGAAAAAAACAAGGAGAGTTAAACAGAGAAACAGAAACAGGTAACGCTAAATGGTTAATATATGAGGACTTAATAAACAAGTTAAATAAACAAGCTACAGTATTAGCAGAAAGAAATAGCAAATTAGCAAAAGAAACTAAAGAAGTAGCAGAAGGAACAGATGATGCTACAGTTAGTACAAATGAATTAATTAAAGCTAGAGGTAAACTAATTAAGATTACAAAGGTAAAAATTCCACCACCAGAGCCTATTAATCCAGAAGATGTGCCTCCTGTAATGGTACCTATAAAACCTATTATAGAAATAGACGAAGGAGTATCTGATTCTATGATAGATTTAGGTAATGAAATGTCTAAGGAATTAGGACTAGCACTAGAGGCAGGAATAGGAACAGCAGCTATGGGAGTAGGGAATGCTTTAGGAG